GAAAGATAATGAAAGCAAAGACCAAATCAATGAAAAAGGTCAGCAAGGTAATGAAGGAATTTAAAGCAGGAACTTTAAATGTAGGTAAGTCATCAAAGAAAGTGTCAAATCCAAAACAAGCAATAGCAATCGCCCTCAGCGAAGCTAATATATCTAAAAAGAAAAGGAAATAATTATGCCAATGGTAGACGGAAAAAAATACGCTTATACTAAAACAGGTATGGCAGCAGCTAAAAAAGCAGCAAGCAAATCAGGTAAAGCTATGGCAGCTAAGCCTATGAAAAAGGCAGCTAAACGTGGCAAGTAAACCAGGTCTCTACGCAAATCTCGCTGCTAAACGTGCTAGAATAAAAGCAGGTTCAGGTGAGAAGATGAGAAAGCCAGGAACAAAGGGCGCACCAACAGCTATGGCATTTAAACAATCAGCAAAGACAGCTAAGAAAAAGAAATGATTAAGAAGGGTAAGGAAACATTTTCAGGTTATAATAAACCTAAGAGAACGCCTAATCATCCTACTAAGTCACATGCAGTCTTAGCTAAAGAGGGTGACACAGAGAAACTTATACGCTTTGGACAAAAGGGCGTAAGTGGTGACAAGACAAATACAGATAGAGCAAAGTCATTTAAAGCAAGACACGCTAAAAACATAGCTAAAGGAAAAATGAGTGCCGCTTTTTGGGCAAACAAAGTAAAGTGGTAAAACTAGATATATATGTAGGATATGATGGCAAGGTAGAACCAATTGCTTATCATAACTTTTGCCAGTCAGTTATAGAGAAGTCATCTATATCGGTAAGTTTTACACCTTTAGCACTAAACACTTTAAAAGACTACAAAGAAACACATACAGACGGTAGTAACGCATTTATCTACTCACGTTTTCTAGTGCCATATCTAAATAACTTTAAAGGTATCGCACTATTTGTAGATGGCGATATGATATGCCGAACAGATATTGCAGAGATACTAGCTAACTTTGATACAGACGAAGCAATCAAGGTAGTCAAGCATCATTACCAAACAAAGCATCCAGTTAAGTATCTAGGTGCAAAAAACGAAGACTATCCTAAAAAGAATTGGTCTTCAGTAATGCTCTGGAACTGTTCTCATTGGTTGAACCGTCAGCTAACACCTAGATTTATTCAAGAACAAACAGGTAAATACCTACACAGATTTGAATGGCTCAAGTATCCTGAAGAACAAGTAGGTAAGCTAGACGAAACATGGAACTGGCTAGAAACAGAATACGAATATAATCCAGATGCTAAGTTGGTCCATCACACCCTCGGCACACCATGCTTTAAGGATTATCAGAATTCTGATTACGCAAAAGAGTGGTGGCAGACTTACTATAGAATGATATATCCTCTAAAAGGAAACGGACAAGAAAGCGAGTTATAATTGGCAACATTACAGGACATACTATCAGGGAACTTTCCTGCTGCACAAAGATATGCAGAAGGTTATGCCCAAATGCCATCTTACTTGCAAGACCCATACTTAGGTTTATCTACTAGCCAAGTAGGGAATGTCACAAAAGGATTGCTAAGCAAGACACAGTTTGAGAAAGCTCAAGAAATAGCCTCTAAGAACGCAGAAACGCTATTAGGACTACCTAAAGGCAATACAGCTATGGATAGAGCTAAGGCTATGGGATATAACGTAGACCAACCTGTATATCATGGCACAGGTGCAGATATAAAAGCATTTGACCCATTACTAGCAGATACAAGACGTAAAACAGGAACACCTACAGGCTCTGTAGTAGTAACAAACAATCCAGAAGTAGCAAACACTTATGCTAACCAAAGAAATATGTTACTTAATGATGCTTTTTCAGCTAAACAATTAGATTATTCTGAAGGTGGTAATGTAATTCCAATGTATCTTAGAGAAAATAAAAGTATTACTTTTAATCCAAGACAAACATTTGTAGAAGATAAAGCGTATAAACCATATTGGAATGATTTATATGACCCAAGGTTTCCTGAACAACAAACAACAAATGAATTTGCAGAATTAGCATTAGTAAAAAACAAAGATACAGCAACAATTAAAAACATATTAGATAATGCTACACCATCTACAGCAAAGGGTAATACTACATTTGTGTTTAAACCTGAATTATTAAGGTCACAATTTGCAGCATTTGACCCAGCAAGAGCAAAGGAAAATGATATATTAGCAGCCACTATGGCATTTCCTATTAGTGGACTATTAGAACAACCCAAAGACAAGAAGAAAAAGAAATAACAATAGAGGGCAACCAACCTAAGGGAGTTGCATAACAATGGATAATAACGAAGATAAAGAACCTAAAGTAGGAGCTCCGGTAGGAAATACCAATTCTAGTAAAAACAATAGGATATGGGCAAATACAATTCGTAAATTAGCTGTACAAGAAGACTATAGACGTATACACGCTATTGCTGAGAAACTCTTTGAGAACGCACAAGAAGGTGATTTAGGTGCTATAAAAGAAATAGGTGATAGATTAGACGGTAAGTCAGTAGCTACTCAAGAATTAACAGGACCAGATGGTTCAGATTTACCTAGTGGAATAGGAATACTCTTTGTCAAGCCAGACGATAGCCAAGTTTCCGGATAAGCTAGACTTCTTATTTGAGCCACACCGTTACAAAGTAGCATACGGTGGTAGAGGTTCAGGTAAGTCATGGTCTATGGCAAGGGCATTGCTTATAAAAGCAGCTAATGAGCCAACACGTGTCTTATGTGCTCGTGAAATACAAAAGTCTATCAAGCAGTCAGTACATACATTACTTAATGACCAGATACAATCTTTAGGTCTAGGGGCTTTCTATGAGGTTCTTGAAGCTGAGATTAGAGGTATTAACGGTAGTACATTTAGCTTTACTGGGTTGGCTACTAATACTGTGGAAAGTATTAAGTCTTTTGAAGGATGTGATATCGTCTGGGTGGAAGAGGCACAAACAGTATCAAAGAAGTCGTGGGATATTCTTATACCTACAATCCGTAAGCCGAACTCAGAAATCTGGGTAAGTTTTAACCCTAACATAGATACAGACGATACATATACTAGGTTCGTGGTTAATCCACCAGAGAACGCTAAGGTTGTTAAAGTTAATTGGCAGGATAATCCTTGGTTTCCACAGGTTTTGGAAGATGAAAGACAACACAGTTTAAAGACTAACCCTGACTATGCAAACATATGGGAAGGTGATTGTAAAGCTGCTGTAGATGGTGCTATCTATGCTAACGAGATAAGAGATGCACAAGAGAATGGTCGTATAACAACTGTGCCTTATGACCCAATGCTAAAGGTTCATGTAGTGTTTGACTTAGGCTTTAATGACTCTATGTCTATTGTCTTATGTCAACGAGGTGTATCAGATATTCGTATCATTGGATACATAGAGGATAATCACAGAACACTAGACAGCTTCTCATCTGAACTCAAGAACCTTAATTACAATTGGGGTAAGATGTTCCTACCACATGATGGTAAGACAAAAGATTATAAGTACGGATTATCAGCAGAAGATATAATGAGAAAGCAAGGTTGGGATGTACGCATTGTCCCAATAGCAAGTATAGAATCAGGTATTAAACTAGCAAGGATGCACTTCCATAAGTGTTACTTTGATAAGAGTGCAAGTAGATTGCTAGAGTGTTTAAAGAATTATAAGCGTTCAATCAACTCAGCTACAAACGAACCAGGTGCACCATTACATGACGAATACTCTCATGGTGCTGACGCATTTAGATATATGGCTACATCTGTAGACCAAATGAAAAATGAATCTTGGGGTGGCGAGAAGATACAATACAATACTAGGGGTATAGTTTAATGAAGATACAAGATATGGAAATCATTGCACAGATAGAGCAACAGGAATCTATTGCCTATGGTGTAAATGACTCATCATTGTCGGATGACAGAGCACAAGCAATTGAATATTACCTAGGTGAAAAGTTTGGTAACGAAGAAGAAGGTCGTTCACAAGTTGTATCTTATGACGTACAAGACACGATTGAAGCAGCATTACCACAATTACTTAAAGTCTTTGTAGCTGGTGA